CATACCGCAGTTGGTCAAAGATGCTCAGATCACGATTGCCATCTCTATCATGAGTGGTAATGATCCGCTTTCCACATTGGATCGCTCAGTTAAACGCGAGCGGGTTGATGTGCTGGAAGTAGAATACATGGACAATGCCGGGCCGACCGTTGTGATCCGCAGCGTGGGCAACATCATGCGAAAGCTGGTGACCAGCAGCACGATGGGCAACAATTTCAGCACGATCCGGGCATAGATCATGGCGATCAATTATTCGGCGCTGCAGACCACTTCCGAGCGGTTGCTGCGCGAAAATGGCCAGGCGATCACTTTCAGCTATACCGCTGGAGCCGTGATCAATCCCGCCACCGGCGAAGTGACTGATGCTGGAACTACAGCAACTGTTACAGGTTATGGAATAGCCACGAATTACCAGAATACCGAGATTGATGGCGAATCTGTCCTGGCAGGCGATCTGCGACTCATTGCCAACAATGTTGCAACTGAGCCAGAGCCAGATTGGACGGTATCGGTGAACAGCAAGACCTGGCGCGTGATGAACGTGCAGCCGGTGAATCCTGCTGGCACGAATGTTATTTATATCTGTCAGTTACGAATATGAGCGCAGCGGAGAAAGACATCAATACCGCGTTATCTGTACGCTTGACGGCAATCCAGGCAGCTGGAAACCCGCCGATAGCCTATGAGAATACGCCGTATGAGCCGACAGAAGGCACTTTGTACTTGCGCGAGAATTTCATCCCGAACATCAAGGAGCAAGTTGGCATTGCACATGCCAGTTCCGATGATTATGAAGGGATTTATCAGGTGACCGTGGCTGATGGCCGAGGTGACCGCAGATTTGATGCCCAGGAGCAGGCCAGGCTTGTTTCGGCGCACTTTCCGCGAGGTGCGGAATATACATATAACGGAGTGACCGTAAAGATCACCCAAAGCCGCGTCAATGGCGCAGTGGTAGAGGACAACTGGTACAATATCCCGGTCACGATTGAATGGCGGGCGCTGGTATGAGCTTTGAATCTGATTGGCAGAAGGTTTCCGCAAAGCTGGACAAAGTTATCAGCCAGGGAATCCGGGCCACTGTTTTCGAGGTTGGTTCAGCGATTATCCGGCAGACGCCAGTGGATACTGGCCGAGCCAGGGGCAACTGGCAGGCAAGCGTAGGCTCACCAATCGGCAGCGAGACCAGCAATACCAGCGAAGGTGCTGCGATTGCAAAAGTGAACAGCGCTGCCAATGCTTCAATCGGTGATATTTTTTACCTGACGAACAATTTGCCATATATCCGCAGGCTGGAATATGGATACTCTGACCAGGCTCCAGACGGCATGGTCAGGCGCAATATGCAACAATTTAATCGGCTGCTGGTAAAGAACTTGCGAGCCGCTGCAAAGTAACAAAGGAGTTACAACATGGCTATTCAAACATCTGCAGGAACTACGCTGGGCATCAGCGCAACTTTGCCAACCACCTTCGATTCTGACGGCTCCACTGGTTATCCCAGCCTGAGCTTCAGCACCGTTGGCGAAGTGACTGAAATCCCAGCTTTCGGCTCAGTATACAATCTGATCACTCATAACCCGCTCGGCGAGCGCCGCGTGACCAAGCGCAAAGGCTCTATCAATGATGGCGCTTTGACGCTGACTTTCGCTGCTGACGTTGCCGATACTGGACAAGTCGCACTAAAGACTGCTCACACTTCCGATGCTGAGGTGGCGATCAAGATCACTTATCCAGACGGCGAAGATGATTACTTCACTGCCCTGGTTATGTCTTATCAAATCAATGCTGGAGGATCAGACAGCATCAAGCAGGACACTGTAACGCTTGAACTGACTCGTGCGCCTTTCAACGTAGCTGCATAAACCACAATAACTAAAGGGTTGATATATGGATCTGGCAAACATTGATTTGCGAGCTGCCGCTGAGAATGGCATTGATGTCGCTCTCCAGCATCCGGTCACTGGGGACTACCTGGAGGACGAAGCTGGCGAGCGACTGATTATCACTGTACTGGGCAAGGATAGTGAGGCATGGCAGGCTGCTGCCAAGCGCATCAATACCAAGAACGCCAATCGGTACAAGGGCAAGAACGTACCCAGCAGTGCGCTTGAGGCTGCGCTGTACGAGATTCTCAGCGAATGCACAGTCAAGTGGACAAAGAACATCGAGTTTGACGGCGAAGCACTCAAGTGCAACAAAGAAAATGCTCAGATGCTCTATGAGAAGCGAAACTGGATTGCAGAACAATTGGTTGAAGCCGCAGGAGATCGAGCCAGTTATTTTTTGAAATAACTTCACTGCTAGACCTATATGTCCGGCAGTGGGCTTGGCTCAACACCAGGGCGAAAGACCAGGCTAGTCCAAGGATTGACCATTTAGATGATGACTCAGTGCGTGACCGGTTCCCGGATGTGGAGCCGTTCGCGTATCTGATCGAATTATTGAGCCGGGTCGGGGTTGCTACTAACAACGGGTCGGGGATACAGGGCATCAGTTGGCAGGAGATAGATGCATTCGTCTCGCGCACCAAGATGCCGATAAATTCATGGGAAGCGGAGACAATAAAGCGCCTGTCGGCTATATATGCCGCCTCTGTGCTAAAATACGACAACCAAGACGCATCAGCGCCATTCCGCAGTGACCGCGAAAATGCGCGAATTGCATCATCTATGAAGTCTGCTCTCAGGCAGATCGTTGTGAAGGACAAAGATGGACTTAGCAACAATCCAGATCAAAGTTGATACTCGCGAAGTCAAAGCTGCGAATGATGATATTGGCAAACTTGGCCGTACCGGAACCCAGGTCAGCAAGGACATCAATGCCGCCAATGACAGCATGGCCAAGAGTACAGGCCGCGTTTCTGCTGCGTACAAAGCCCTGGGCGGCGTTATGGCTGCGCTCGGGGTTGGCGCTCTAGTCAGTTCATTTGCAAGCACAGTGACCGCCACAGAGCGACTGAGAGGCTCCCTGGTCACGATGACCGGCAGCACCGAGAATGCAGCATTCGCATTCGACAAACTTCTGGGATTTGCATCCACTACGCCATTCACACTAGATCAATCTGTTGAAGCATTTACCAAGCTGACCGCTCTGGGTCTGACTCCATCCGAGCGGGCTTTGCAGTCCTACGGCAACACTGCCGCAGCGATGGGCAAGGACATGATGCAGATGATCGAGGCGGTGGCTGATGCGACCACTGGCGAGTTTGAGCGCCTCAAGGAATTCGGTATCAAGGCCAAGTCAGAAGGCGACCGGGTTTCATTCACATTCCAGGGCATGACCACCACTATCGGCAAGAATGCTGCAGAGATTGAAGAATATCTGATGAGCATTGGCGAGGTGAATTTTGCTGGCGCGATGGAAAACCAGATGAAGCGCTTGCCAGGATTGTTGTCAAATCTATCTGACCAAGTGACCAAGTTCTTCCTGGCTATCGGAGAAGCGGGCGGCATCAATGCTTTCGGTGCTGCAATATCTGCTGCCAGCACCGCGATAGTCTTTGCAACAGAGAATCTCGATATTCTGGGCACTGCTTTCATGGCTGCCGCTGCTGCTGCAGGCGTGGCTTTCGGCCCGACCATGATTCTAGCGGCCATATCAGCTGTCCAGACGGCTGTAATTGCTTTGTATAAAGTAATCGCGTTCCATCCATTTGCTGCGCTTGCAATGGCTCTGGGAGCCGCTGCAGTGATCATGATCCGGCACTGGGACGCCATCAAGAAGGCTGCACAATCTGCAGCGATCAATATCCAGATCGGCTGGAATAAGCTGATGCTGTTTTTGATGAATGCCTTTGCTCCTGTGCTGAGCAGCATCACCGACCTGTTCAAGGACATTCAGCGCCAGGCCATTGCTACCTGGACAGCGGTCAAAGCTGCAACTATGGATCCGCTTAATGCCATTGAGACATTCAACAGCACGTTCGATGAAACTCTGGAGGCGTTGGAGCAGGGTGATCAGTCTGCCGGGGTATTCGGCATTCAGATTCGCACTACCAGGAACAGGATCGAGGAGCTATACGGCGAACTGGAAACTCTGAACGCAGAGACCGAGCTGGCTGACGATAATTTCGTGGAAGCAGAGCGATCCTTGTCTGACTTCCAGGTGCAGATAGACGAGACTGCCGTTGCTGCCGCTGCCGCTGAGGTGGAAATGGAAGCCATGCGTACCAAGGCGCTGGAAGTGCTGGGCGCAATCAGTAATGAGCAGGAAGCCCTGCATCTCAGCAACCTGGAACTGGAGATCCGAAACAATCTGCAAAAAGCCGGAGTCGATGCCACGTCAGAACTTGGTGAGCAAATCATTGCCGCCACCACTGAGTTGCACAACGAAAAGGCTGCCCTGGATGCAGCATCAACTGCTGCCGATGAACTGGCAAAAGCCAATGAAGAAGCGCAGAAGAAGATTGAAGAAGATACCAAGGCCACCAAAGACGCCATATCCGGGTTCTTTGTTGATCTGTTTACTAATGGACAAGACGCATTCAAGAACATCGGAGATTCATTCAAAGCCATGTTGGTGAAGATGTTGGCTGATTGGGCTGCAAGCCGCGTGATGGAAATAATCAGCGGCGGGTTCTCTAATCTTGGCTCCAGCATTAGCTCGATGTTCAGCGGCATATTCAGTTCGATTAGCTCAACTATATCCGGTCTCGCCAGCGCAGCTGCTGCAGTTCTTGGCGGTGGAGGCGGCGCAGCTGGAACTGCAGCGGCATCAGTAGCAGCAGCCACATCTGCGGCAGCCACATCTGCCGCAGTAACTGGTGGAATAAACACTGCAGCGCTGGCTGCAGGATCAGGCCTGGCCGCTGGAACCACTGCCGGATTTACTGCGCCAGGCGCACTGGCTGGCACAACAGCAGTAACAGGGTTGACTAGTGGAACAACTGCCGCCACAACAGCCGCAACGACAGGCACAACAGCAGCAGCAACCGGCGGTGGCATCAGTTCTGCATTGCAAACTCTCGGCCCGGCTGCGCTCTTTGGCTATCTTGCGCTCAAGTGGGATATATTCGGATTGAACAGGCCAAACTATCCATCATTCGATGAATTGCCGCCAGCTGTCCAGGCGCAAGAATTGTTAGAGGCATTTGAGGCCAATGCCCAGCCGTTCATGATGGGATTAGGCCCAGAAGATACCGAAGGCATGGCTGGATTTGAGCCTGCCGTGCTGATTGATCTTTACAGGCGCATCAAAGGCAGGCTCGGCACTGACGCGTCAGATACGCTTTCCAAGATTGAGAATCATCCACTGCTGCAGACTTCGCTGTACGATATGGTGGATGGATCATTCAAGGATGGCCTGTACAATGTTCCGCACGATGGCTTTGTAGCTGAGCTACATGCTGGCGAGCGAGTCTTGACCGCCCAAGAAGCAAATGCCAGGGACAGCATGGCAATGGACATTGCATCACTGCGTGGCTCGATTGAGGAAATCATGATCGCTGTGGCCAGGAACACCGCCAAGTCATATCGCCTGTATGACCGCTGGGACAAGAATGGCTTGCCGCCAACGAGGGCATAATTGTGAAGATCATTCGACCAGAAACAATCACAGACAGCATATTCCAATCGTCTACTGTTACCGAGGCGGACGAATCGGAATGGGCATCTGGCACGACTTATGCTGATGCTGCGCTGGTGATGGTCACAGGCACAGGCGGTGGCGCGGCGACTGCTACTCACAAGATTTACGAATCGCAGCAAGGCTCGAATACCGGCAACGATCCGACTATTGACGATGGCACATACTGGGTCGAGGTCTCCAGCACGAATCGCTGGAAGATGTTTGATGCTATCGTGCAGGATCAGACTGAGGCTGCTGGCGGCATGACTGTAGAGTTACAGTCACCGAACGTGATCAATGCCCTGGCGCTGATCAATGTTTACGCCGCATCGGTCACGATCACGGTGGACGATGCGACAGAAGGCGAAGTGTACAACGAGACTTTCAGTCTTATATCTGACTCAGGCATCCAGGATTGGTATGCGTACTTCTTCGAGCCAATCGTTCGGGATGATCGCCTGGCGATTACTGGGCTGCCGCCGTATGCCAATGCTGACATAACAGTGGTTTTTACAGAAACCGGCACAGCAAAGTGCGGCGCTCTGGTGATCGGGCAATTTGCAGACCTGGGCTTTTCGCAGCATGGCGCAAGCATGTCCATTATTGATTACTCGACCAAGACAACAGATGCACAGGGCCGGGTGACAATCACGCCAGGGGCTTATGCCAACAAGATGGAGGTCGATGTGGTCTTAAATACTGCATCATTCAAGCAGGCCAAGGACGTTCTGACCGATATTCGGACAACTCCCGTGGTCTGGATAGCGGAGGACGACAATCGCGGCTCCATCATTTACGGCTATTACCGAGAATTCGACATCATTTTGACCAATCCAACGCTCAGCAGATGCGCGTTGGAAATTGAAGGATTAGTGTAATGACTATTAGCACAATTACTGCACTACCAACAGCGCCAGCAAGAACTGACGCTCCTGCTACATTCATTTCCAGAGCAGATGCTTTCCTGGCTGCACTGGTCACGATGGTAACAGAACTTAACACCAGTATCGGTGAGATGAATACTGACATCGCTGGCGTTGATACTAACGTGGTTCTGGCTCAAAATTGGGCGACTAAGAACGATGCGGCAGTAACCGGCTCCGACTGGTCGGCATTCGCTAACGCAAGCGGTGCAGCACCTACAGGCTCGGCAAAGGATTGGGCTAGCAAGACTGCAGGGCAGATCGTTGCTGATGGCGAGTATAGCGCAAAGAGCTACTCTACCGACTCAGCGGCTAGCGCTACGTCGGCGGGGACATCCGCAACCAACGCAGCAACTTCTGCCAATAATGCTCAGATCTACGCTGCTGCGGCTCAAGCTGCGGTCGGTGTTCCTACGCTCTCCGGAAATGCTGGCAAAGCGTTAGCGGTAAACACTGCTGAGAACGGCGTGGAGTGGGCTGCAATAGACCCAACACTAGCAACACAGACCAAGACTTATATTTCAGGTGAGCAATCAACGCTCACTCTATCCTCTGCTGTGACTGCTGGTACTCCTGTAGTTTCTGTGACTAAAGAAGTCCCCCAAACAGGTGTTACTAATAATTCTTGGGATGTCAACTCAACTGCTGAAAATTACACCAGGGTCAATAGTGCCCCTGCGACTACGTTGGACTTTGTTGGGTTTGATGTGAGTACGGCGAATTTTGTTGATGCTTTTTCTGTTTCTGCACAAGATACAACCCCACAAGATATAGCGTTCAATACAGACGGCACCAAGATGTTTATTGTTGGTTTCGCAGGGCAAGACGTAAATGAATATACTCTTAGCACAGGCTTTGACGTATCTACGGCTACATACTCTCAAAACTTTTCTGTATCAGCGCAAGAAACATCTCCACAGGGAATAGCCTTTAATACAGATGGAACGAAAATGTTTATTGTTGGATATAGTGGAGATGACGTCAACGAGTATACACTAGGAACAGGATTTGATGTTTCTACTGCTAGTTACTCACAAAACTTTTCTGTATCTGCACAAGACACAGGCCCAGTAGGAATAGCCTTTAACAATGATGGAACTAAAATGTTTATTGTTGGCAGTACTGGACAAGATGTCAACGAATACACACTAGGCACAGGTTTTGATGTTTCAACGGCTACTTTTGTTGACGCATTTTCTGTATCTGCACAAGACACAAACCCAAGAGGAATAGCCTTTAATACCGATGGAACAAAAATGTTTATTGTTGGAACTGATGGAGATGACGTAAACGAATATACATTAGGAACAGGATTTGATGTTTCAACAGCAACATACTCCCAAAACTTTTCCGTATCTGCACAAGAAGCAACTCCATTCGGAATAGCCTTTAACACCGACGGTAATAAAATGTTTATTGTTGGAAGCACTGGGGATGATGTTAACGAATACGATCTAAGCTATTCCTCTGTAAAGATCGGCACAGGCTCCTTCACTTCCGCAGACGTAGGCAAAACTATCTACGCTAACTCTGGTGAGCTTATCCTCACATCTACAGGTGGTGCCTTTGTAGAAACCACAGCCCCTTCTTCTTACGCTCAAGTAGCTTCAGGTGACTGGGAGATGTACGCCGTAGTGTATAACACCACTGATGGTGATTTGGAGTTGAGTGGAATTCTTGATCCTGATACTAAGTTTGATGTTTCTACGGCTAGTTTTGTTGATTCTTTTTCTGTAGCTTCACAAGAAACACAGCCAAGCGGAATAGCTTTTAATACCGACGGCACGAAAATGTTTGTTGTTGGTTTTGCTGGAGATGACGTCAACGAATACACATTAGGCACAGGTTTTGACGTTTCAACGGCAAGTTTTGTTGACGCATTCTCTGTATCTGCACAAGAAACAGACCCGAGAGACATGGCATTTAATAGCGATGGCACTAAGATGTTTATTGTTGGCACTAGTGGACAAGACGTCAACGAGTACACATTAACTACAGGATTTGACGTTTCTACGGCCACCTACTCACAGAACTTTTCTGTATCCGCACAAGAAACACAGCCACAGGGAATAGCATTTAATACTGATGGCACAAAAATGTTTATTCTTGGAACCGATGGAGATGACGTCAACGAATACACACTAGGCACTGGATTTGATGTATCCACAGCATCTTATTCACAGAACTTTTCTGTATCCGCACAAGACACATTCCCGTACGGGCTAGCTTTCAACAATGACGGAACAAAAATGTTTGTTGTTGGTGGGTCTGGTCAAGATGTTAACGAATACACATTGGGTACAGGTTTTGACGTATCCACGGCCACTTATTCTCAAAACTTTTCAGTATCTGCACAAGAAGCAACCCCACGAGGAATAGCCTTTAACACTGATGGAACAAAGATGTTTATTGTTGGATATGGTGGACAAGACGTCAACGAATATAACGTTGGCACAATCTCAATCCCATCCGGCTACAACGCAGCCCACACTACAGCCTCAATAGACTCTACCTACTGGACTGACATTAACTCCATGACTGCTGATGAAAGCGCAGGTGATGGGAATGTCTATTACGCAGTCTCTACAGACGACAGAACAACGTGGACTGTTATAGATAACACAGACGGCGAGAGAGATATTGTCCGGAACAACGGTGGTACTTGGGAATACAACTCTAACTCAACCTACGGTTCGGAGACCTGGACAGCGGCAAGCACTAATACAGAACTGAGTGCTTTGGAAGAAGCGATGGCCGAAGCCGAAAACCGCATGAACAAGACTCAACTAGAGGCCGTCACAGACGCCAACCACTTTACTCTAGGTAATGATCTGGATTTGGCGATTATCTTTAATCTGTCTAGTGGCTCAACTGTTCCTTCAAGTGATGGGGTATCTATTAACTACGATGCCAACACACTCAATGAAGGCGCAATAATTGGTACTGATTACGACTTTGATTTCCCCGCAACGAATAAAGTCAGGATAACTGCTCTGGCTGCCAACAACTTGAAAGTGAGGGTAGTGTAATGAAGCACACTCAGGAAGAACTAAAGGCTATTGTTGATGCACGAAACGCTACCAAGGCTTTCCAAATAGAAGCTAGACAGATAGTCAAGGACTACACACAGGAAGAAATAGACACCTTCCCTGTTCAGGAAGAAGAAGCCAAGTCATATATAGCTGACAACACTTCTCCAACTCCAATGATTGACGCCATTATCAGCGAATCAGGCGAGGACAAGGCTGAATTGGTAAGCAGGATTATTACCAAGAGCAATGCTTTCCGGGCATCGGTTGGTAAAGCGCTGGGCAAGAAGCGAAAGAGTGCTACTGGATAGCGATTATGCTGAGCCTGATCACATCGCTGGTTGATCCTGTTGCTGGATTGCTGGACAAGTTCATCGAGGACAAAGACCAGAAGGCCAGGCTGGCTCACGAGATCGCTACGCTTGCAGACAAGCAAGCTCAGGAGCAGGTCATGGGCCAGATCGAGGTCAACAAAGCCGAAGCGCAGCATCCGAGCATGTTCGTTGCTGGTTGGCGGCCAGCGGTCGGATGGGTATGTGCGCTGGCCATGTTGTTCAACTTTCTTCTGATCCCGTTTATCAACCTTGGCCTGGACATTTCCGGCTATGACATCCAGCTTGATCTAATCGACATGCAGACCATGATGCCGGTCCTGCTTGGCATGTTGGGACTTGGCGGCATGCGAACTGCTGAGAAGATCAACAAGGTTGAACGCAACCGCTGATGGCTTACAATCATATGGGTAACCGCAATCCTCCTGATGTTGAGCTGCTCAATTATTGCACTGAAAGGCAGCATCAAGTCTTGTCTCTGTGGATTCAGCTGGGCAGCAGCGTGGAGGCAGCGAAGCATCTGGCCATGAACGATAAAACCGTTCGTGAAGTTAAGTATGCTGTAGAAAAGAAAGCCGCAAAAGCTGGGTATACGTCAACATTCAACGCGACCAGATTTGTTGATCCTGGGCAGCAGATCATCGGAAAGTCTACGCTGACCAAGGATGATGAAGGCAATACCGTCTGGATCAAGACCAAGGCCGAGCAGGAGAACCAGCGCAAAGCCCTGCTTGAGTTCGTGGAAGGGCTGCAGTCCAGCATCGAGCCAGTAACGCCAAAGAAGATTGAGAACAAGAAGCGCAGCAAGGAATTGATGCCTAGCATATTCATCGGAGATGCCCACATTGGCATGCGAGCCGATCGTGCAGAGACCAGAGACCGATCATTCGATAGCAGGATAGCGCAGAGCGAAATCTGCACAGCGATAGATGACCTGGTATCAGTCGCGCCGGATGCCGACACCGGGCTGCTTGTCAATGTCGGTGATTTTGTCCATGCCAACAACAGCAACGCCACCACCGCGAAGGGAACGCCGCTGGACGTGGATACTCGCTATGAGAAATTCATGCGGGTGGCTGCCGAGACCCTGCGCCATGCTGTGGATTCAATGCTGACCAAGTTCAAGAATGTCCAGGTGATCATCGCCAGGGGCAATCACGATCCGGACGCAGCCATCGCGCTGCAGATGATTCTGGAGTATTACTACGCCAAAGAGCCACGGGTAAACGTCCTGAGATCCAAGGGATACTTCCACTACATCAAGTTCGGGAAGTGGTTGCTGGGCGTCCATCACGGCGACAAGATCAAGGCCGACAAGCTGGCCAATATAATGCCCAGGGATATGCCGGGCGCGTGGTCTGATACTACGCACCGGATGTGGGCGGTTGGGCATTTTCACCATTCCCACGAGATCGAATGCGACAATTCGGTTATTGTGAAGAAGTTTGGAACCCTGGCACCGCCTGATGCCTGGCATGCCAGCCAAGGATATGGATCGGCGCATGTCATGGAGATGATCGTTTTCAAGCGCGAAGGCGGCAAGATGCTTTCGTATTCCTATGAAATCCCACGGGAAAATCGTGGGCTCGATGCGGAGATTTTATAGCGCGGAATTCGTGCTAAAATTAACTCATTATGGCTAAAGACCCACGACTGACCAGGCTCGGACTTGAAGGATACAACAAGCCGAAGCGCACACCGAATCATCCGACAAAATCGCATGTCGTGGTGGCGAAGGAAGGCGACCAGATCAAGACGATCAGGTTCGGCCAGCAGGGAGTCAAGGGATCGCCGTACCGAGAAGGCGAATCCAAGGCCAACCGATCCAGGCGACTAGCCTGGAAAGCAAGACATGCCGATAACATCAAGAAAGGCAAGATGTCGGCAGCCTGGTGGAGTAACAAGGTCAAGTGGTGATGGTATGCAGTACAAGCCCGCTGAATTGGTTTTATCAATACTCTACTATGGGCACGGTCAATATACCGTCGAGGAAATCATGGAATTGGTTGAGCTGATCGCCTCCTATGAAGGCCAGAAGTCCAATACAAAGCAAACTGAACTGAAGGTCGTGCCGATTAGTGCGCTAGTTGATGAATATGAATGATGCAGAACTTGAGCTGCTCCTGGACAGAGCTGCGAAAAAAGGCGCACAGCAAGCCCTGAAGGACATCGGCATGGGCGATGAAAAAGCCTATGACGATATACGCGAATTGCGATCATTGCTGGAAGTTTGGCGCGATACGCGCAAAACAGTCGGACATACCATTACTCGCATCATTACAACTGCGATCCTGGCGCTCATAGCGACCGGGATATACTTTGAATTCGGTGGAAAGCAATGAGCGAATACACCAACCTGAACCCGTCCGGGCATACTCTTTTTGATATAGCCAGAGGCAACATCGCTGAAGCCCGTGTACTGAATCTGTTTGGCTATAATCCCGACGTTGGGACTACCTACGAAACAATCTGGAATTTCGGTGGCGTTTATTCCAGACCAGCATCTGCTGTTGTCATGTCGGTATCCAGTTCTAACTCTGGAGACACAAACAAGCGCATCAAGATCACCGGGCTGGATGAATTCTATGATGAAGTGATCGAGATCATCACCACTGACGGCACTGATGCGACTACGCCGGTCGCTGGCCAAGTAGAATTCTTGAGAATCAACCAGGTGATCAACCTGGACGGCACTCACGCTGGAAATATATCTGTGACCAATGGCGGCACGACTTATGGATATATTGGCATCGGTGAAGGTATCTCACAGATGTGCGTCTATACTGTCCCGGCTGATCATTCGCTGTATCTGTTTCGAATAGATTTGAACTCTGCGACCGCAAACCCGAACAAATATCTGACTTTGAGAAATAAGACGATTTCCAAAGAAGGACTTGTTATCAATACAGCCAGGGCGACATCGGCCACGACTCAAATCAGCTATGACCGGCAGGTGCCATTCCGCATCAATGAATGCACGGACTTTGAGTTCGATGTCAAATCCAGTTCTGGCACGAACGAAGTGGCTATATTCGTTGAAGCAGTATTGTTAAAAAACGCCTGGGGACGTGACTAATGCCACTAATCCAAGGTTATAGCGGTAAATCCATCTCTGAAAACATCAAGCGCGAGATGCGAGCAGGCAAGTCGCGAAAACAAGCGACAGCTATTGCTCTATCGGTAGCGCGTAAAGCGAAAGCAAGGGCAAAGAAATGAACAAACTGAAACTCGCATTTGAAATCGGCAGATTTGTTGTATTTATCATCACTTCCATCAAGACTCTGGTTCTGAGCGCCGAGGAACAACTGCCAGAAGGCGGCCACGGCAAACAAAAATTCGAGGCTGTTAAGACTGCGATCATCATGGCGGCGAAATACGCTGAAATCGCTGATGAAGCCATTGATGCGGTGGATGGCTTTATTGACGATCAGATCGAAGGTGCGGTTGCCAAGTTCATCAATCTCAGCGAATGAGATATTTCAAGCTGGCAGAATTTGCCTGCCGGTGTGGTGAATGCGATTCAGACGGCTCCGAGATGTCGCCCCGGCTCCTGGAGCTGCTGGATAGCCTGCGAACTATCTGCGATTTCCCGCTAATCATCACATCCGGCTACCGCTGCCCAAAGCATCCCGCAGAAGCCAGTAAGAGCGTCCCTGGGCCACATTCCGGCGGGGTGGCTGTGGATATATCACTGTCAGGAGAAAATGCCCTGACGGTGCTCTCAGCGGCTTTGGCGATGGGTTGCTTCACCGGCATCGGCATCCAGCAGAAGCGGACGGGCAGGTTTATCCACCTGGACATAGCGCAAGACCACGAATTTGGCGGGCCACGTCCTACAATTTGGTCATATTAGTTATCAAATCTATTTACATTTGGCTCCGTTTCGGTTAATAATTGCCGTCACCGGTAATTCTGCCGGGTATAGGAGCGAACAATGAGTAAAACACCTACCGCCGGTGACATCTGGCAAACGCTGTCCGCTATTGATGTGAGCAATCACGTTGAGCAGAAGGGCAACCTGACATATCTATCCTGGGCATGGGCTTGGGGCGTTCTGATGGAGCACTACCCAGAAGCCGAGTATGCCTTTGGCGAGCATGAGATCCATGCCGATGGCACTGTGACAGTCTACTGCACAGTGAGCATCGGAGCCTGCAGCCGTACCATGTGGCTGCCGGTGATGGATCATCGCAACAAGGCAATACCGAATCCTGGCGCTTTCCAGATGAATACTAGCAAGATGCGCTGCCTGACCAAGTGTCTGGCAATGTTCGGGCTGGGCCATTACATCTATGCTGGCGAAGATTTGCCTGCTGCTGAACAGGCAAAGCAAAGCGAACCGCTGAACGATGACCAGTGGAGCAAGATTGATGATCTGCTGACTAAAACCGAATCAGATCGGGAGAAGTTCGCCAAGGCGTTCGGCGTGGATAAGCCGGAAGATTTGACACAAGGACAGCTTGAGAAAGCGACTCAGGCATTGGAAATCAAACTCAACAAGATGGAGCAGGCCAATGCGAGTCACTGAGCACGAGCAACGCAGCGAAGGCTGGTACGCGGCGCGGTTGGGCATTCCGACCGCCTCGCAATTTGGCAAGATCATCACGCCGACCGGCAAGCAATCTGCACAGATGGCGGCATACTGCAATCAGCTGATCGCCGAGAAGATCACTGGCGAGCCGACATACGTCAAAGTCACCGATGCGATGCAGCACGGCACTGACACTGAGCCAGAGGCACGGGCGTTCTACGAGATCGCCTATGACGTGGAAGTGTTTGAAATCGGGCTTTGCCTGCACGATACGATGGACGCAGGCGCATCACCTGACGGGCTGGTGGGAGATGATGGGCTGCTTGAAATCAAGTGCCCGCAACCAGGAACGATGGTGGAGTATCTGCGGGAAGAATGGCTGCCTGCAAAGTACAAGCCGCAGGTCCAGGGCCAGCTTTGGATTACTGGGCGCGAGTGGTGCGATTTTTTCGCCTACCATCCGACCATGAAACCGCTGATGGTGCGAACGTATCGCGATGAAGAATACATCGGCGAACTTGCTGCTTTGGTTGGTCAAGCAGTGGAAATAATAAATCTGAACGTAGAAAAACTCAGGAGAAAATAATGAGTCTCAATAAAGCAATGCTGATCGGGAATGTCGGTCAGGACCCGGAAATACGTCACATGCCAAACGGCAACGCCGTTGCAAATCTTTCAGTTGCGACTAGCGAAACCTGGAAGGACAAGAACACCGGCGACAAGCAGGAAAAGACTGAATGGCACCGCGTTGTGGTATTCGGCAATCTGGCCAACATCGTGGAGAATTATGTTCGCAAGGGCAGCAAACTCTACATTGAAGGCAAGATTCAGACGCGCAGCTGGGAGCAGGACGGTGTGAAGAAATACAGCACCGAGATCGTTGCCAATCAATTACAGATGTTAAATCGCGTTGAATCGTCCGGTTCTGTTGATAATTCTCAACAAAAACAGGACAATGAGGATCAATTCGAGGACATCCCGTTTTAGATAAAAAAAGGCCCGCTGCAAGGCGGGCCGAAACTCTCAAGGGAAGATAATGAACAACACCGACATTTTAGACTTTGGTAAAGCTGTTCGCAACGCGCAAAAATGCACCTATATTCGCCAGGCCGATATTGCTCGCGAATTAGGCGTCAGACCGCAAACTGTTGCTCGATGGGTAAAAGCAAAAGACATCAAGCTATCAGTAGCAATTCGGATCGCCAGCGTTTTTGATGAGCGCATCAGCGACTTTCTTGCAAAGTATTCCAATCAAGGCTGGGACTACAATGAGTGATGTCATGCTAAAGGCCAGGGGCCGATGGCATGGATTACTGATTGCGCTCGGTATTGATGAAACCTATCTCAAAAACATTCACGGGCCATGCCCGATCTGCGGTGGAAAAGACCGTTTCCGTTTTGATGATAAAGGCGGCGATGGGACGTACTACTGCAACTGCTGCGGTGCAGGTGACGGATGGAAACTCGCGCAGCTGATTACCAGACTGAGCGCGAAGGAAGTCGCCAAGAAGATATTTGCTCTGGTGGGCGATGTACCAGCTCGCAAGCAAACACCGCTTGACCAAGACTATGATAAGAACCGCAAACGACTGCAGCAGATTATGCGTGGCTGCGACACCGATGCGGAAATCAGCGCGATGCGTTTATACCTACGCAATCGTGGGCTCCCGTATACGCATCACCTGTATTTTCATCCAGGGTTGCCGTATTACGATTCCGGGGCATTGCTTGGAAAGTATCCTGCGATGCTGGGCCAGCTATGGAACAACGGGCAGGCAGTGACGTTGCACATTACCTATCTGACGCCAGACGGCAAGAAGGCTCCAGTCCCAGCAGCGAAGAAGATCATGCCAAAGTGCGGCACAGTTACCGGCGGCGCTATACGCTTGTCTGATGTGTATCCAGAGATGGGCATTGCCGAAGGCATCGAGACTGCCCTGGCGGTGATGAAGCTGTACAACATGCCATGCTGGGCAGCGGCGACTGCTGGATTGTTGGAGAAATTCAATCCACCGGCAGAGGTGAAAGATTTACACATCTTTGCTGATAACGATGCCAGTTATACAGGCCAGGCTGCAGCGTATTCGCTGGCTAAGAGATTATCGAATGAGATTGGAGTACGGGTTCATGTGCCAGAGCGCGTTGGCACTGATTTTGCGGATTATGTGGAGCGAGACAAATGCAAGGGCAGCACTGGGTAGTCAATTCTGAATTCACGAAAAAAGAATTCATCAAGCACGTTGCAAAACTATACGACCAGCACAAGCATGTCACCTTCCAGTGGACTACGGGGAAGCAGCGAACATTAAAGCAAAACAATGCACTGCATCTTTTCCTACAACACCTGGCTGATTGCCTGAATGAAGCCGGGCTGGATATGCGGGCTGTATTGAAGGAAGGCGTAGAAATTCCCTGGACGCGAGATAATGCCAAGGAGCATCTCTGGAAGCCATTGCAGAAAGCTGTGATCGGCGAGGAATCAACTGCAGACGCTGAGCGCCAGGACTATGCCAAAGTGCAAGAAGTGCTGGCTCGGCATCTGGGCGAGAAATTTGGAATCACAATTCCGGAGTGGCCGCACAATGATAAAGTATAAGATACGCCGGAACTGGCGTGATTTTGCAGACAGCGCAGTCGGAGATGAGGCGCTGAACGGGCGCACGATTGCGAATGGCCGCAAGTCTCAAGTGGTTGGGTTAATGGGTGAAATGGTATTCGGAAGATACCTGATCGACAATCAACTTGATTTTCAATACCTGGCGATGGAGTCAACTGATTTTGATTTCCGGGTGGACAGCCTGTTTATTGATGTAAAGACTGCACATAGTAACTACGAGCCGCAACCAGATTGGCATTGTCGCATTCCCACATATCAAGAATTCCAGCGCACCGACATCTATGTGTTTGCGGGAGTGAGTGATTATGACGCAACGCTGTGGGGATGGATCACAAAGGATAGATTCTGGAGTGATGAAGTAAGCTGGCTGCAGGAAAAAGGCTCGATGGATAAAAAAGTACAGCTGGCCGAAAATCGCATGATGAATATCTCTGATTTGAATGCGATGGAAGATTTGATCACGCTACTTGCTCACCAGGGCGATGCGAACTAGGCGATGTTCACTATGCAGAAAGAAAGTGCCTGCGGAAACTGCTGTGATTGGCAGGCTGCGGGCATTTTGCTGCATGGAGCATCTGATCGAGTATTCCAGGAGCGAAGCTGGCAGGCAGAACTATGACAAGCAACGCAAAGCCGAGAAGCGTGAAACGCTTGCCAAACAGAAAACGGTATCAGATCACCGAAAGGAAGCGCAGCAGGCATTCAATGCGCTCATACGAGCCAGAGATGCCGGAAAGCGCTGTATATCGTGCGACACCATTCTATCACCTGGTGGAGTTGGCGGCGGTTACGATTGCGGGCACTATCGTAGTGTCGGCAGCGCTCCTCATTTACGTTTTCATTACCTGAACGCGCATGGCCAATGCAAGAAGTGCAACAGGTATCTCAGCGGCAACGTGGTGGAATACCGCAAGCGCCTGATTGATCGAATCGGGCTGGCGAAGGTTGAAGTTATCGAAAATGATAACCGTCCCAGGAATTACAACAAAAACGATCTACAACGACTCAAGAGGATCTGCAGAAAATGGCAAAAAAAATTAAGATAACCGAAAAGCTGAAAAAGCACATCAAGGCGCTATATTTTGAGGATGATCGCAAGCCAGTGAAGATTTACAAAATGACAGGGGTTCATCCTGATGAAGTGCGGAAAATTGTCTACAACAAAATCTGATGACGTGCAGATCGGCGGCGAGCACTACCGTTCCAAGTCAATCCAGCAATGGGAAGCGATGGAAGCATGGTTCACGCCCAGGGAGTTTATAGGCTACCTGCGCGGTAATGTCATAAAATATATCGGTCGCTATCCAGATAAGAATGGCATTGAGGATCTGCGCAAGGCCAAGCACTACCTGGACAAGCTGATTGAGATGGAGACGAAATATGGCGATCAATGACCCGGTCAAGCCGAATCAAAGCCAGCAGAAGAAGGATGAGCTGCGGCAAAAGCTGGAGCAGGACATCAAGGAATATCTGGCCAAAGGCAACAAGATCATGACGGCCCTGGACGTCCGGCATCAGCAACTTGTACGCAAAAAAAAGCCCTGACGGAGCGATGCCAGGGCTTTTTATCGCTCAAGTATTTTTGTATACTTGGGCTGTCGGTGGCGTTGTAGCGCCTGGTGTACCGACCCAAATGACAGGGAGAAAAGACGGTACGCCGATGTGCGTATTTTCTTTTATCCTACCAATTGGGTCAAGTACCTGGCCAAATCCGCTAAAAGTTAGCGATTCTCGCCACCACCGGGGTGGTAGATCAAGACCGATA